TAGGTTCGTCTTTCAGCAAAGATTTCATGGCCAGGAAAGATAGTAACGGATTGCCGCCCATTAGACTGCCGAGACCGCCTTCCCCTGCTTCGCCGCCACCGCCGCCAAATATTCCACCGCCGCCTTGTCCACCAAGGCCTAACATACTAAGGATTCCGCCAACTAATCCGCCAGTAGAGTCTTTTCCACCGCCTGTAACGCCCCCTTGTAGAGGACCTTGACCAGAGCCTATAAAAAAATCACGAACCGCAGGACCAAACCAGCCGCCAAAGGGACCTTTGTCACCTGTTTCAGAGCCTTCGCCTTCCTCTGCTTCAGCAAGAAGGTCGTCAATCCAACTATAATCACTATAGTCCTCTTGCGGTGTGTACATTGAATCAGAAATGAAATCATCTAACCAATTGCCTCCACCGTAATTGAGATCGTCCATGGTAAAGTCTCCGCCCGTCTCTGAGGGGACATCTGCGTACCAATCATCTCCGGTACCGGCTAAAAAGTCGTCAAACCAATTAAAAGACTCATCATCTGCATAATCGTAAAGACTTTCTATATCGGCACCTGTTTCTGAACCCACAGGCAAAGACCAATCGTCTCCACCAAACCAATCATCTCCAAAAAGCTCTGGAGTCTCGTAATTAAAAGGAACGTAGTCGTCAAACAATGGCATGTGTGTCTCCGTTATTGTGTATAGCTATTTCCATTTTATTCTAACATGAATTTTTGTTAATGTTTATTTTCTTCCGCCCCCGCCACTGCTTATCTTCCTTACAGGCATTTGCCCAGAGGCAATCTTTGCCATTAATTTTCTATGTGGTCCGCTTCTAGCCCAATTTGCAGCTCTAAGCATTTGATTTGTTCCTTGTGCAGCTCTTGGAACCAAGCCAGATAGAAAGTCTTGCGACTCTCCTCCTGTTTCTCCTATCCGATCCCCAAGCATTTCTTCATGCAATGCAATTGATCTATTAAAATCAGCTGCTTTTTCTTCTGGGCTCTGTCTTCTTTGAGCTGTAACATCTATCTCTTGTATAGGAGACTCGTCTCTGTTCCGAGTAAAGAGGTCTCTTAATTTCGGTCCTAGTGTTCCGCCGAATATTCCTGTGCCTTCTTCTCTGTCTCTTCCTCCACCAAAACCAAACAAGTTTCTTAGTTGTGGACCAAGGGATCTTCCAAGAGGACCTGTTTGACCTTTTATTGGCGGTGAAACTCTATTCAGTAAGGCCATAATCCCAGCAAAAGCTGGATTAGCTGCTGCCCATTTCAGTTTGCCTATTGTCTGAAGAGGGTTTTTTGCAAGACTGGGCCCTATACCTTGTCCAAAACGGCCTCCTTGACCCAAGCCAAAGTTCCCGCCTTGGTTAAACAACGAATAAGCAGCTTTAGGACCATACTTTTTAAACAACGCTCCAAGGCCTTGATTTTGTGCCCACTTCTGAGCGATGCCTTTGGCAGTCCTTGCTGAAGGATCGGCTAGAAAAGGAAGAAACTTAACAAGGTCCCTGGTGCTGCGATTAAAACCAAGCATCGGTGCTAAAGCGCCTATGCCTGTTTTTCTACTAGGGTTTTTAAAAAAGTTTAAAGCAGACATTCCTTTAATAAAGCCTGGACGAGTGTTTGGATTGCTCATTAGCGACATTAGTCCCATCTGTTTAATAAAGTCTCTAACAAAAGGGTCTTTGTTTGTTTGCCTTGTGCCGCCTATGTGCGTCCTTCCCGAAGGCGGTTTATCTGCCCAACCTTCTGGAATTATCCCTCCATCTACATACCCTTTGTACCCAGAAGCATACGCAGCTCTCGCTTGTTTAGCAGCTTGAGCTTTAGTCGGATAAACCTTTCCAGATTTACCCCATCTGTATCCTCCATTGACTTCTTGTATTGGCATTATAAAGAAATAGTTGTTGCGCCGTTTGTCGACACGGTTAAAGTTCCAACAGCACCGGTAGCTTCCAGTCCTACCTCGGTTCTAGTTGATAGGTCCTGCCATTCACTGCCGGTGTAAATTTGTAAAACGCTTTTAGACGCGTTCCAAATAACATCTCCAGCCGCAAATTGGTTTTGTCCTATCTGTGTATCATTGTATTGCGGAGTTGCTGTAGGGTCAAATCTTCCAAGACTTATCTCTAAAACTCGGACCATTCTATTATAAAGGTCGGGTTCCACCGAACCAATGGCCGTTGGCAAACGGGTCTGAAGTAATTTAGCCATTATCTTCTGCCATCAGGCCTAATATCTAATCGCGTATCTCCCAATCGCCAACCAACACCTGTTCTTGTTCCTGTAGAACCGTCATCATCGGATTCCACTCTGAAAACAGCCTGCCTTGCTCTTATTCTTGTGTTCAATTTAGTGGTGGTGCTGGTCACTGTTTGAGTAGTGTTTGTAGACAAGCTTTCTCCTGGAAAGTTTCTTGACTTCATTACAAAGTTAATTGTTTGGTCACTACCGCCATTTCCTGTGAATTTAACATCGGGAATAATATTGCTCACGGAAGAAAAGAACTCCCCATCGTCTATATCAAAGTCACTAGACTCAAGATAAACATTGTCCATGGGCGAGCCGTCATCGTCGTTTCCTATTTCGTGCGTATACAAGGAGTTAGCATAAGTTGCTCGTGGATAAGCGTTTACATCTTGGTCAATCCAAGCGTATCGTGCTAGTTGTCCATAGCTCCAAACCTGTTCCTGATAGTTGTAGACCACATAACGATCAATTTCTGTAGTGTCTTCTGAAGGATAAAACCATCCCACTTCATTAAACTGTTTATTTAAAAATCCAAACACTTTGAACGCTTGCCCTACATTAAAGTCACTGAAAACATAGTTGTGCACAGAGCAAGAAACAGGAGCAAGACTTCCGTTGTAAACGTAAAACCCTTTTTGGTCCATCCAAAACACTCCTAATGGACTGTTCACAGCGGCTTTAGGTCCAACAAGTCCTACCCCTTGGTTAATTAAGTTTACCCCAAAAGTATAAGGAGGCCCAATAAACTGCATACTGTATAAAGAGCTGTCTGTCCAAATTAAAGTTTCTTCTCTTGAAGAAAGACCACCGACTATTTCTGAGCCTGAAGAAAGAGTTATAGAGCCCGCACTGTTTGAAGAAATAGGCTCCCAATCAGCTGCACTTTCTTGGTCACTCCAACAAACAAACAACGGACTGACAACAGAGGTACGATTGCCTCCGCTTATTTCATCTGCCCCTAAACAAATAACATGTCTGTCTTTTTCTGACACGAGGACTTGAAGAGCTACAGTTGGAGCCTTATACGCTCCTGATAAATCCTCTAACGCTACTGCTCTGGTGTTGGTTCCCGCCGAAGAGTCCCAATAATAAACACCGCCTCCTCTCACGTTCATAAGAAGATCCGCACCAAAATTGTCGTGCGACCACAATCTAAGTTGACTGCTTGCTCCCAAAGGACTGACCGAACCAAAGGTTCCTGCTCCCCAAGCACCTGCTCCCCAACCTGATCCTGAAACATATTCATCAAGACCCACATTAATTTGATAAACACCATCAACTCCTGAACCGCCATTACCTGAGTCGCTAGAATTAGCTGTGACCGTATCCCCGTCAGTGTCTTTAGCCACTATGGTGTAGGTGTTCGCTGTAGGTGTAGTGGCTATTTGGTATTCTTGATTTAATACTGCGGCAGTAACTAAGCCCCCTAAAGTAACAGCACCACTTATAGTTACAAAATCATTAGGAAGAGCACCATGAGAAGTGTCCGTTACGGTAAGTGTCGAAGAACCATCGGTTGCTGCAAAAGTAATAGAATCTGTACTTGTTTTTCTAATAGGTGTTATGTCATTAAACCCAATGCCTTCTAAAACATAATACTTCCATGTAGTACCTACGCCGAGAAACCTAGTTGAGTTAAGATCTACCCAGCTGTGAAGGGCGCGAGCTGTACCAAGATAAGTGTTCTGAGTTTCTTTTTCCCAACCCCCTATTTTCTCTGGCCTGCCTTGACGAAAACGTACCAAGTTGGCATCAAACCAACCGCCTTCGTTACTGTAATCAGTTCCTTCTCGGTTTATTCCTGGTCTAAAATTGTATTTACTGTATGGCACTATTCTTTTTCCTCTTCTTCGTCTAACTCCCTATAATACCCTACAACATGAAGGATTTGTTCTATGTATCGGGTAATTTCGCCCATTGTCATGCT